TTAAAGACCTAGATTTAGACTTTGGTTTAAATCCAGTAACTAAAGATGTAAATAAACTTACAGACGCTGAAGCTATTAAAAGAAGTGTTAGAAATTTAATTAACACAAATAATTATGAAAGACCATTTAGGCCAGAGATTGGTTCAGGTATAAGAGGTTTATTATTTGAGCCTATGACTGAATTAACAGCACACTTTATGCAATTAAAAATTGCGGAAATATTAAATGAATATGAACCTAGAATATCTTTAACTGATATAAAAGTTAGGTCAGAACGAGATAGAAATGCTTATAGCACTAGTATTCATTTTATAATTGTGGGTACACAAGAACCTGTGGTAGTAGACACATTTTTAGAGAGATTAAGATAAAATGGCAAATGCAATCAGTAATAGACTAGATGTTTCTGAATTAGATTATGACGGTATAAGAAGTAATCTAAAAACATTCTTACAAAATCAAGCAGAATTTTCAGACTATGACTTTGAAGGTTCAGGCATGTCGGTATTATTAGACTTACTGGCATACAATACACATTATTTAGCATACAATGCTAATATGTTATCAAACGAATTATATTTAGATAGTGCAGATATTCGTAAAAATGTTATTTCATTAGCCAAACAATTGGGATATACTCCTACATCAGTAACATCTCCTATGGCGACAATTGATATAACTGTAAATAATGTTGCTACAACTGTTGCCTCTATCACTATGGTAAAAGGAACATCATTTTCTACTACAATAGGAGACATTCAATATAATTTTATAACAAATGAAGATATTACAACAACACCTACTGATGGTGTTTATAAATTTGAAAATGTAAAAATTTATGAAGGCACTTCAGTATCTTATTCTTACACCGTAGATTCTTCAGATGTAGACCAAAAGTTTTTAATACAGTCAAACTTAGCAGATACTTCTACATTAAAAGTAAAAGTACAAAATTCATCTAGTGATACTACAACTAACACATATACTAAATCACAAACACTAACAGAAATAAATGGCACATCAAAAGTTTATTTCTTACAAGAACAAGGTGATGGTAGATTTGAAGTTTATTTTGGTGATGGTATTTTAGGTAAAGCATTAACAGACGGAAATATTGTAACACTAGAATATATTGTAACAAATAAGGATGCAGCTAATGGTGCTTCATCCTTCAATTTAGGTGGTACAGTAGGAGGATTTACAGATGTTAGTATTACAACTAAATCTGTTGCACAAGGTGGTAGTATTGCACAATCAAACAACTCAATAAGATTTAATGCACCTTTAAGTTTTCAATCACAAAACAGAGCAGTTACAGTTAAAGATTATGAAACTTTAACACAAACATTTTATCCTAATGCAGAATCAATAAGTGCATATGGTGGAGAGGATGCTGAGACACCTGTTTATGGTACAGTTTATATTGGCGTTGTACCAAAATCAGGTTCAACTTTAACAGAGGCAACTAAATTAAGTATTGTAAACAATTTAAAAAAATATAATGTTGCAAGTGTAACGCCTGTAATTGTAACGCCAGAAACAACATCTATACTTTTAACATCAAATGTTAAGTATAATGAAAATGCAACAACTAAATCTAGTGATACTTTAAGGTCAAATGTAATAACTTCTATAAGAAATTATTCATTATCTAATTTGCAAAAATTTGAAGGTCTATTTAGATACTCACAATTAGTACAAGATATAGATGACACAGATACATCTATATTATCTAATATAACAACTGTAAAAATTAGAAAAGATTTTACACCTACAACAGGTAGTGCAATAACATATAATATATATTTTAGAAATGCATTATACAATCCTCATTCAGGTCATGACGCTACTGCTGGTGGTATTTTATCATCAACAGGATTTAAAATACAAGGCAATGATAATGAAATGTTTTTAAATGATGATGGTGAAGGTAATGTCAGAATGTATTACTTAGTAAGTGGTGTTAGAACTTATCAAAACAATACACAAGGAACAATTAATTATACAACAGGTCAAATTACTTTAACATCATTAAACATTGCTTCTATTTCAAATATTAGAGGTAGTGCTTCAACTGTTATTGAATTAACTGTAACACCAAGGTCAAATGATATTATACCTGTTAGAGACCAAATTTTAGAAATAGATGTTGCAAATTCAAGTGTAGTGGTAGAAACAGATTCTTTTGCAACTGGTACATCAGATGGTGGAACAACTTATACAACAACATCTAGTTACTAATGGCAACATTCAATAAAAAAATATCATCAAAGGTAAAACATCAGGCACCTGATTTTGTTTTAAATGACCATCCAAGATTCTTAGAATTTATAAAACAATATTATACATTCATGGAATCAGCAGAAATTTCTGTTACAAGTGTTGAGACAACTGATGGTATACAATTAGAAAGTGAAACAGATTTACATGCGAGTGTTTTATTATTAGACGCTAATAGAATTTCATCAGGTAATACACAAGAAGGAGCTGGTGACAAAGTATTACAAGAATCATCATCTTTTGGAAAATTTGAAAATGGTGAAACTATTACCGGTGCTACATCGGGTGCAACAGCAACTGTTCTTGTAGAAGATTTAGGTGATGGTAAACTTTTTATATCAGCACAAGATAAATTTAAAGATGGTGAAACTATAACAGGTGGTACATCAGGTGCAAGTGCAACTTTAGATAATTACAGACCTAACCCTGTTCAAAATATTCAACAACTTACAAATTTCAGAGACCCAGATAAAGTTTTATCTAATTTCTTAACTAAAATGAGAGCAGAGTTTATGGCAACTTTGCCAGAAAATCTAGATGATAACATTAACAAAAGAAATTTAATAAAGAATATTCGTTCACTATATCTTGCAAAAGGTACAGCAAAAGCAAATCAAGTATTTTTTAAAATGTTGTTTAATGAAAATTCAGAAACAATTTATCCTAGAGAAAACATGCTTAGAGTATCAGACGGAAAGTTTGATAGTAAAAAAATATTAAGAGCAATACCTAGTGTAGGAGAACCAACAGATTTAATAGGTAGAACAATTACAGGAGTTACATCAGAGGCAACTGCCATTGTAGAAACTATAAACACATTTAATATAGGTGGTGTAAATACTGTTGAATTTATATTAAATGAAGATTCTATAACCGGAACTTTTGTTACAGATGAAATTATACAAGGAACAAAAACAAACATATCAGATACCTATATTAAATTAACAGTAACATCTGTGCCATCAGTTTTAACAATATCAAATGATGGTGCAAATTATTCAACAGATGATTCAGTTTCTATTTCAAACACAGGTGGAAGTGGTGCAAGTATTCAAATAGATGAAGTAGGTTTAGGACCACTAACAGATATATTTGTTGGAAGTGGTGGAACTAATTATGAAATAGGTGATACTGTAAACTTTACTTTTGATACAGGTGGTTCTGCTTCAGCAAAAGTTTCTGTTGTAAATGGTGGTATTGCACCTGAAGACGGAGATATATCAGAATATAATATGGAAACTTTTGACCATATTGTTTTAGAGGATGCTACTCAAATAGGAGACCATTATTCAGGAGATAAATTTGTTCAAGAATCAGGAACAGGAAGTAATGATATTACAGATGTAAGAATTATAAATGGTGGGTATGGTATGAGTACTCTACCTACAACCACAATCACAAGTACAAGTGGTAGTGGTGCAACACTATTTCCTTATGGTTCAGAAATAGGAAGAGTATTAAAATTAAAAATAGTAGAATATGGAAAAGATTATGAAGATAGTCCTTCACCACCTACATTAACTTTACCAACTCAATTAATCGTAACAGGTGCTTCAGGAAACTTTACAGTAGGTGAAACTGTTAGTGCATTAGGAACTGATGGTTCGACAACTGTAACAGCAACTGTTGTTGCATGGGATTCATCTAGAGGTCTTATGGAAGTTTCAAGTCCTTCAGGTGTTTTTGATACTAGAGTTACAATTACCGGTGGCACATCAACTGAAACTGGAACAATCAGAGTGGTTGATACTGCTACTGCTTCTACAACTGTGGGTGCTGTTATTGATACTGACGGTGTATATTTAAATGAAGATGGACAAGTATCTGAATCTACAATGAGAATACAAGATAGTTTATACTATCAAGATTTTTCATATGTTATAAAAGTAGGTCGTGCAATTGTAGACTGGCGGAAATCATTTAAAGATACAATTCACCCAACAGGGTTTTATGTAACAGGTCAAGTAAATATTGAGACATCACTAAATGCTAAAATGCAATCACCTGTTGAAGGTGTTGTATCTGGCATTGAACACGCTGGACTTGCATTAATTATCAATACTCTATTCTCTACAATACTTGGTCGTAGATTAGGTACAGCAGATGATGGCACAACACTAAGAAGTAATTCACATATTGGTGTTGGGGTTGATTTAGATGATAGTACAAGTGAACACTTTACAGCAAACACTAGAGATGTTACTTTAACAAGAGATTATGCACTAAAATATCAATTAAAAGAAAGATATGATTTATCGCATAGAAGTGCTACTAATTTACTTAATGGGGCTGCTTTAGGAAATAGATTTAGAAACTTTAATAGACATTGGTATATGTTTAGTGGTGGCTCAAATCCACAAACAGGTGCTGTGGGTAATGACAGTACAGAAACTACATATATACAAGAAATGACAATAGGAGAGATAAGTGAAATGCTCCGTACTCATGGTGTACAGGGAACAAAAAATACAAGTATAGATGGTGAAGAAATTCTAATAGGAGATTATGAACATCCTAGATTAAGAACTAATATTACTTTTCCTACAGAAATTAGGATAAACTATAATTAATCTTGTATAAATAATAGTAACATTTAGAGTTTGAGGATAAAAACATGCCGGCAATTATAACAAACAAATTTAGA